AAGACGTTAAAGGCAGGGTCGCGTGGGTCACAGCCAAAGCCGAAAGGCGCCCGTGTCCAAGCGCTACAGCGCGCACAGTCTGGTCGCGTCACTGATGCCGCGGCTGCAATCAAAAATCTTCTTTAGGAGGCCATTATGGCAATCGTAACAAACACCTTCACTAGCTTTGATGCTAAAGGTATTCGCGAGGAGCTTTCAGACGTGATCAACATGATCTCGCCTGAGGACGTCCCACTACAAAGCAACATCGGTTCCAAGAACGTAAGCAACACTTATTTTGAGTGGCAGCACGATTCTTTAGCCAGTGTTGACACAACAGCGCGCATTGACGGCGATGATGTTACATCATTCGATTCAACATCAGCGACTACACGCGTGGGCAACTACACACAAATCCTACGTCGTACAGTCATCGTCGCGGACAACCTAGGTTCACAAGACCTTGCAGGCCGCAATGACGAAATGGCAATGCAAATCGCTAAGCGCGGTCGAGAGCTAAAACGTGACCTAGAGTCAGTTCTCACGGCGAATAACGCAGCCGTTGCCGGGAACTCATCAACAGCACGCGAAACAGCGGGCCTGGGTGCGTGGATCGCGACAAACACTGTTAAGCAGACAGGCGGTACACCAGCGGGTGCAGATCCAACAGGTGACGGCTCAGACGCGCGTACAGACGACGGCACACCAGCGGCATTCACTGAGACAATGCTAAAATCAGCAATGCAGCAGGCGTACACATCTGGTGGTCAGCCATCCATCCTTATGGTTGGTCCGTTCAACAAGACGCAAGTATCTGGTTTCGCCGGTATTGCAGCACAGCGTTACCAAGCGCCATCAGACAGCCCAACGACCATAATTGGCGCGGCTGACGTCTATCTATCTGATTTTGGTACACTTTCTGTGGTCAGCAATAGATTTCAGCGTGAACGTGATGCATGGCTACTTGACCCAGAATATGCGTCAGTTTGCTACCTACGTCCGATCCAGAAAAAAGACCTCGCCGCCACAGGTGACGCAACTAAGGCAATGCTCTTGGTTGAAGCGGGCTTAGAGGTAGGGGCAGAAGACGCACACGCAGGCGTATTCGACCTTACATCTTCATAATATTGTCGGGGCGGCTTAGGTCGCCCCTACTCTTTTGGAGGACACGATGACTAAGCGACTTTTCAGTCACGACGCCGAACAAGGCATCACGAAATATTGGCACGTCACCGGCAATGGGGAGTATGTCGTTGAGACGGTGCAGGACGTTAGCAAGATCGCAGATTTCAACAAGCGACAGTTTAACGAAACCCCCGACAAATATAGCGACGTCAACAAGGTGGCGTCGATCCCTCTTTCAGTGTATTATCAGCTCAAGCAGCAAGGTATAGCGGACGACCCGGTGGCCTTGAGAAAGTGGTTAAACGATAGCGATAACCAGGTATTTAGAACAAGGGCGGGCAAGCTGTGAGCATTACGACCTACGACGAATTGAAATCGACCATCGCGGATTTTCTTAACCGCGATGACTTAACGACTGTGATCCCGACGTTTATTTCCCTAGCGGAAACAGACATGAACCGTGCTGTCCGTCACTGGCGGATGGAGGATCGGGCTGTGGCGCTACTAGACACGCGCTATACGTCCCTACCAACGGACTTTATTGAGGCGCAGCGCGTCATGATCACAGGGCCGACTGTGACGCGACTGGAGCTGATCACACAGAGCGATTTGATGGACCGTAGGTCTGTTGATGACACGGCCAAGAAACCGGCGTATTACGCAATCGTTGACGGCGCGTTTGAAGTGTACCCGACGCCCGATCAGGATTATGATCTAGAAATCTTGTATTATGAGCGCATTCCGTCACTAAGCGCGTCGCTAGCGACGAACTGGATGTTAGAATATAATCCTGATGCATACCTATACGGCAGCTTGCTCCACGCAGCGCCCTATCTAGGTGAGGATCAGCGAGCGTCTGTGTGGGCCTCGTTGTATAAAAACGCAATCAGTGGTATAAATCTTGAAGATGATAAAGCCAAAGCGAGCGGCGCAGGCCACCGCATGAGAATTAGGAGCTTCTAAATATGGCAAGTTTTACAAAGGTAAATGACTTTGTGGTCAACCTAGCCAACGCGATGGACTTGGACAGCGACACGCTGAAAATTGCGCTGTCAAATACAGACCCAACGACAGGCACAGATGTTACAGCAGATGGCAATGGTGTTTTGGCGAACATCAGTGAGATTGCTTACACAAACCTATCGTCACGCACATTGGTGAATGTTACGTCAACGCAGACATCTGGCACATACAAGCTGTCAGCGGATGACTTGACTATCACAGCGTCAGGCGGATCAGCGGCCGCGTTCCGTTATGTGATTGTGTACAACGACACACCGACATCACCAGCCAATCCAGTGGTCGGATATTACGATTATGGATCGTCTTTGACCCTAAACGATGGTGATACATTCACAATCGACATCGGGACAAACGGTATCCTAACACTAGCATAATAGGGGGTCATCATGGCTAAACTTTTCAACAGGGCCAAGATGACGACAGCAACGACAGGCAGTGGAACCATTACCCTTGGTTCTGCGGCCAACGGCTTTCAGACGTTTGCGGACGCGGGTGTTTCTGACAGTGATGTTGTTCAGTATGTTATCGAAGAAGGCACAAGCTGGGAGATAGGTACAGGAACCTATTCGTCTAGCGGCACATCACTAACCAGAACACCATCTGAAAGCAGCAACGGCGGCAGCGCAATCACTCTTGGCGGTGGTGCAAAGGTTTCTATCACAGCATTGGCAGCGGACTACAATCGCTTGCAATACAACGGCAGCAACGTAGCAGAGGCGGTGTCAGGCGGTATTAGTGTTACTGGCGACATTACCGTTACTGGGAATGTTGATGGCGTCGACATCCAAGCGCTGAACACAACAGCGGGCGCAGCACTACCAGCATCTGGCGGTACAATGACAGGCGCATTGCGCCACGATCAGGACACGGCATCAGCATCAGGCGGCACACTTACACTAGACTTATCTGCGGCTAATAACTTCTACGTCACAATCTCAGCGGCAACCACATTTGCTTTTACCAATAAGGATGCGGGTCGTTTTGGGAATATTATCATAAAGCAAAATGCGACAGGCGGTTACAGCTTCACGTTACCAGCGGAATGCAAGACACCAGTGAACGGTGCAGCTATTGTGCAGTCAACGGGTGCAAATGAAGTTTCAATATTAGCATATTATGTGCTGGATAGCTCCAACATTTTAGTCAACTACATCGGTGACTTTGCATGAGTTTTGGTTTTCTTTCTGGTGTTAAAACGTGGACTACAAATTTCACGACGACATTTAATACGTCTTCTACATTTACGACTACGTTTGCAACCTCCAAATCAACCACTACTACGTTTGCAACTTCTAAATCGACTACCACCACGTTTTCAACTTCTAAATCGACTACCACCACGTTTTCAACTTCCAGATCGACTACCACCACGTTTTCAACGTCACGGTCAACCACGACAACATTTAACACAAGTAGGTCAACAACGGGCGCGGGGTCTTATACGCCTTATTATGGTACGTTCAGTTCGCCAACATATTACTGGCTTCGGGCGGTAGATGGGACAGACCCAATTTATGTTTATTGGGCAAGCTCTAACGTAAATAGCTCCTCACCTAATGGGACAACGTCTTTTGTATCTGGTGGATACATTTATGAGCGCGGGCCTACTTTTAACCCACCTGATTATTGGTATTATCACCAAGTTCGACGCGCAACTTACGGGTCTTTTACAACGACTTTTTCAACAAGTCGCAGCACCACAACAACCTTCAACACATCACGCGCCACCACAACGACTTTCAATACATCAAAGGCAACCACAACGACTTTCAATACATCAAAGGCAACCACAACGACTTTCAATACATCAAAGGCAACCACAACGACATTTAATACGTCAAGGTCAACCACGACGACATTTAGTACGTCTAACACTACATCCAGAGATACAACGTTCTATGCGTGAGGCGGCATCCTGTGGCTGACAGTGAAAAGTATGGCAGCATCGTAAAGCAAGTTGCCCTAATTGGTGGCGATGAAGATGCTATGTTGCAGGACAAGTATCAGTGCCTAGCACCTTTGGAAGTGTATTTGCATGAAAAATGTAAAGACCTAGACATTGACCTGTCGTTTGACGTGACGGCAAAAGAATTACCATATTTTAAAACGATTAATTATACGACATACGCGGGTTTCTTAATGATCCATCCGTTGAGCGCAGAGCAAGCATTGCGGCAGATGTATGACGCGCGGGCAGATAATTGCGCTAGCATCGGACACATTGACTACATCAGAAATCGCATAAAAACAGACAGCGGATTTAGTAAATACGACTTCAAGCAAGGAAACATGCGCTGTGAGGGAAAAGAGGCTTTGGTCGTATTAAGCGGCGGCAACAAACTTAAAAAACATAGCTGCATAGGTAAGCTGCAAGAGATTTGCAAAAAACACGGCGGGAATAATGTTTTGATGAAAAAACACCCGATATCTTATGATGAGGTGTATGACGAATTAGAGCAAGCAATTGGTGGCAATTTTTGGTTTGCTGAAGGCGCAGAGGATTTATTTAGTCTGATAGAAACATCGGAATACATTTACACCACAATGTTAAGCGAAACAGCTTTGATCGCAAATATTCTGGGCAAAAAGGTTGACCACTATGACCTTTTCCAAAACCGTGAAACGGCGCCCTTCTATCATATCAACTATTTTATATTCACAACGCCAGACCCTGTTGCGTGGGCTGATCAAACCTTTGCATCGCCAAAGTCAGGCATAATACATCCTGACGTCGATAAGGATTGGAAGGGTAAAATAGACCAATACCTTGACTACATAATGGGATTAAGGGAAATTTACAAAGACGCATATATTTGGGGGTAAGCATGGCAATTCATGGAATAGCAAGCTGTTTTCAGGATGATTTTTTGTCACACATAGAAAAAACTTTTGAAAATGTAGAAGAAAAAACAGCAACTGTTGCAAACGGTAAAGAATTAGATGTTAGGCGTTCAATCGTTAAAATGCACCGCGATGAAGCTATAGAAAATCACCTATGGACATTTATTTCTGATATAAATGCAGAACACTATGGCTATGACGTTTGGAAGCACTGCCATCTGCAATACACAATGTATCACGGAAATAACGAAGGTCATTACGATTGGCACGTTGATACAGAATTTGATACAGATAAAAAGTGTGCCAGAAAGTTATCAATGACAATACAGTTGAGCGAAAGTCACGAATATGAAGGCGGTGAATTTCAAGCTCAAGGAATAGATATTTCACCAGATTTACGAAAGCGCGGCTCCTTGTTGATGTTTCCAAGCTGGTTAAGTCATAGGGTGACGCCTGTCACCTCTGGAACGCGGAAATCACTGGTTGCATGGTTTCACGGGCCAATGTGGCGTTAAGTGAATAAATGTGCTATTTTTCTGAAAAAGGAAAAATGAAATGCTAGGTTTTGCACCCATTGCTGTTACGCCACTAGGCGCACCAAGCC